ATTCTTTTTGTAATTGATATTCTCTTTGTTTTTCCTCTTCTTTTTTATCATCAATTTCTTTTTGTTTTTCAACTTGAATAGGACAATTAACAGACCAATGCTCATAACTACTACAATGACGACATTTAATAATACTTTTTTTTACTTCAGGTTTAAATTCAACTTTATTTTCAGCTTTATTTTCTGTTTTACTATTATTAGAATTATTATCTTTAAAATAGTGATTGTATAATTTTAATATATCACTTGATTGAGTATTAGGATTACAAAATGCATTTGTAATATCATCATAATAGACTTTTTCACTAGATGTCTTTCTAGGTGGACTTTCATGGAAAAAAGTTCTTTTTAAATCTGGATTAAATTCTATAAAAACTTCATCACCACTTTTAGTAATCCCTTCTTGTAAATTACTATTCATAGCATCTCCAAATTTACTCCATTTCATTCTTTCCTTAATTTTAACTGCAACACTTTCAGGATGTTCTTCAATGATATAAGTTGATTCAATCTTTCTTACTTTATTATCACCATTATCATAAAACTTAACATCTATCTTAGTATTGTCATCATAATAATAATAATAATCTCTGTAATCCTTTTTGTTATTTGAATTATTTAAATTTTCATTTAAATTTTCCATATCTATTTTTAATTTTATTAATTTATTAATTTTATTAATTTAATAATTTAGTAATTTTTTATATACTTTTAAAAAAATTATTAAAAAATCTTAAAAATTTTTAATAAAAAAGTATAAAAAAAGTATAAAAAAGAATTTATAATAAATAATTATAAATATAATTATAAAATTATTTTAAAAACAAATTTAAATTAAATTAAATTAAAATTAACATATTAAAATGCGTATTATTAATGAAATTGAGCTAGATTTTGATGATGTTTTGATTATGCCTAAGCGTTCTACATTAAAATCGCGTAGTGATGTAGATTTGGAGAGAACATATCATTTTGTTAATAGTAATCAGGATTGGACTGGTATTCCCATTATGATTGCTAATATGGATACAACAGGAACATTTGAAATGGCTAAAAGTCTTTTCAAGCATAAAATGATTACTTGTATTCACAAGCATTATAATTTAGAACAATGGATTGAATTTTTAAATACAATTAATGATGCGGATTTTAATTATTTTACAGTTTCTATTGGTATTACAGAGCAGGATATTCAATTATTAAATAGTATTCTTGCTGTTGATAATCGTATTAGATTTATTTGTGTGGATGTTGCGAATGGATATACTGAGAATTTCATTGAGAAAGTCCGTGAAATCCGTAATTCAAATCCTAGTAAAATTATTATTGCTGGTAATGTAGTATCTGCTGAAATGACAGAAGAACTTATTTTATCAGGTGTTGATGTTGTTAAAGCCGGTATTGGTGGTGGTTGTTTTGCTAAAGACACACAGGTTTTAATGGCTGATGAAACTTATAAAAATATTAATGAAATTCAAATTGGTGATTTTGTTTTAAATAAAGATGGTAAATCAGTTAAAGTTCTTAATGTTATGAACCAAGGATTTAAACCTACAATTAAAATTAAAACATCAAATAGTAATAGAGAAACAGTTTTAACACCTTGCCATCGTTATTGGGTTTATAATGATTTAATTAAAGGTTGTGAATGGATACCTATTGAAGAAGTAAATCCTGTAAATATGTTATTAACTAGTTTTGAGAATAATAATAATATTAGTTATCATTCACTAATTAGTCGTGAAGAGGGGGGATATGAAGAAACTTGGGATATTGAGGTTGATTGTGATACTCATAGTTTTATTGCTAATGATTGTATTGTTCATAATTCAGTTTGCACAACTAGAATTAAAACTGGTGTAGGTCGTCCTCAATTATCTACTATTATTGATTGTGCTGATGCTGCTCACGGACTTAAAGGTTGTGTGGTAAGTGATGGTGGATGTAAAAATTCTGGTGATATTGCTAAGGCATTTGGAGCTGGTGCAGATTTTGTGATGTTAGGTGGGATGATGGCTGGACATGATGAATCAGCAGGTGAAATTGTTGAAGAAAATGGAGAACGATTTAAAGAATTTTATGGAATGAGCTCTAATAGAGCAATGGTTAAACATAAAGGTGAGGTTGCTAAATATAGGGCATCAGAGGGTAAAAGAGTTTTGATTAAATATCGTGGACCAATTGAAAATACAATTAATGACATTCTAGGCGGTGTTCGTTCAACTTGCACATATGTAGGTGCTTCTAAATTAAAAGAACTATCTAAAAGAACAACTTTCATTAGAGTTAATAAACAATCTAACGAAGTTTATGGTAAAAATTAAAATTCTTTATTTTTTTATTTTTTTAATTTCTTATTTTTTTATTTTCTTATTTTTTTATTTTTTTATTTTTTAATTTCTTATTTAATAATAAATGGCTAATATTAATCAAAGAGAATGGTGTTTTATTAATTCATCTTTATCTAGTAATGATGTTTCTATAGTAAATAGCGAAGGTATATTACAATTAAGTAATAATAATAATGCTTCTTTACCAGATGGAACTAATAGTAATAGTAATAATGAATTATTACGTTTAAGTAATGGTAATTCTTTATTAAATGAAAGTAATAATTTTGTTATATTAGAAAATTCTTTATTAGAAAATTTTCACAGTCAACCACCTCAACCACCTCAACCACCTCAACCACCTCAACCACCTCAACCACCTCAAACAAATTTAAATAATATTCATCCTAGAAATGAAAATCCTTTTGCAGATGAAATTTTTGTAAATAATTTATATCAATATTATAAAAGTCCAGAATTACAAGAATATTTATTAGATGAAAATAATGATGCAATTAAGTATAATATATTTAATAGAAAAACATATAGAGGAGAGGATTGTATAAATAATTTACAACAAATATTAGAAAAAAATTCTTATCAAATTTATTATAGTAATTTAAAAAAAGGTCTTCATAAAATATTAGTTAGTACACAATATTCTTCAAATGATAACTGGTCTAAATTTTTTGATCAATTAATACTAGATTTTTATAGACAAGTTTCTATTACAAATGGTCAGTGTAATTTAGAATTTAATATTAGCAAAGCAGCTGAAAAAAAAATTCAATATGCCCAAGTATGTGATTATTTTTATATGTATTTATATAAACAAAACATAATAAATATAATTGATGTTATTGATAAATTAAATTTTTTTAAATTTTTAAAAGAGAACTATGAATTTGAAAATGGAAATGAAACAAGAACAAAACGAATAAATTGGAAAAAAAATATTATTTTATTAAATATAGAAATACTTAATTATATTTTAAGTTTAAATGTATTAGTAGGTAAAATAAAAACTAGCAAACTATTATTTGATAGTGAATCATTGAGTAATATTTTAAAGGGTGATAATTCTTTAAAAAATTTTTTAAAATTACATTTTGATATTAAAGAAGACAAATTTTTTTTGCAATTAAATTCTTATATTATAGATATGTTTAATAAAATTTATAATCTATTATATTTAATTTTAATATTTTCTCAAGCAATAAGTTCTCCTATAATTTTTAATTTAGGTCATATTATAAAATTTTTTAATGGATCAATTGGAACTCCAAATAGTGAATTAAAAATTATAGATTTTATAAATAAAAAAATGGTATTAATTTCAAAAAATTTATTACGATTACCAGAACCACAATCACATAATGAATTAGAAGTATCATTAGGACATTCAATTATATTTTCTAATTTTGATCCAAATAAACCTGATATTGGATTTAATATTACACAAGATATGTATGTTGATTTTTCAAATATAGATATATTATTACAACATGTAATTAATAAAAAAATATATACTACTATGAAAACTAATTTACATACAATTATTGAATTTCAAAATGTAAAAAGAATAAAATTATTTTCAATAATGGTAGAAACAATTGAAAAGTTGCAAGGTTTATTGATTGATAATATTTATTTAATATATAATAGTAGTTCTTTAAAAATTAAAATATTAGAAAAAATTAAAAAAAATGAAAAAACTCTTTATTTAGAAATATTAAAATTATTTTTTAAAGAAGAAGAATTAAAAAAAAAAGAAGAATTAAAAAAAAAAGAAGAAGATTTAGCAAGAATAAATTTTATTATATCAGTTGAATATGATATAGTTACCGGTAAGGTCACCGTATTCATTAAATTTTGTAATAAATCAAAATTTATATTTATACCTTTTAATGATTCTGATATAAGTGAAATATTAGAAGATGTAGATGATTTAAAAAAAATATTACTTTCTAAAAAAAGACAATTAAATTTACATATAATTGTTTTAAATTCAACTCAAAAATATAAATATAATATAGTAGAATATGAAAATTTAACTTATTATATTACAAAAATAATGAATTATCCAGAAAAAATTGGAAAATTTGAAAAATTATTATTATTTCAACCATACATTTTAACTTTTGAAAATAATGATTCTACTAAATTATTACAATTATTATTATTTATGCATTATTTAAAATTTATTATAAAAATATTTATTCCATTATTTTTTATAAAAAAATTAAAAGAATTATTATTATTAAATTATAAAAATAGTCAATTTAATGATAATAGAAAAATAATAAGTGAAATTTTATTAAGATATTCTTTTCAATCTCAAGAATCTGTAACGAAACAGAAACAAGAAGAAATGAATAAATATATTACAGAATCTATAGAAAATGTTAAACAAAATGTTAAACAAAATAGAAAAAGAAGTATAATACCTAGTTTTTTTCCAAAAAAAAAAATAAATAAAATTCCAGTAAATTCAAATAAACCTAAACCACAAAAATTTTTTGAAAAAATATTAAATAGAATAGAATACAATCGTTTAGGAAATGAATACAATAGTTTTACAAGACAAAACAATTCTAACAGATTATTTATTCATAGAACAAGACCTTCAATGATGATGATGGATGCAGGTGGATTTATAAATAAAAATAAAACTAAAAAACCTAAAAAACTTAATAAAACTAAAAAAAACATTAAAAAGTATTTTTAAATTCTTCAACAGTCATAATAGGAATTTTTAATTTCCGTGCTTTTTCTAATTTTCCACCACTTTCATTAACATCTTTTGCTATTAAAATAGATGTTTTAGATGTAACAGTTCCTGTATTAGTACCTCCTAGTTCTTCAATTAGTTTTTCTAATTCTTTATCACGAAAACCAGTCATAACAATTGTTAAATCTTTTAATTTTTGTTCTTTCTCTAGTTTGGAACTAGAATTGGATTTTAATTTAATTGGGTCAATATATTTAAGTTTATGTTCTAGCAACCATTTTTTGAATTTTTCTAAACCTTTAAGAAATAAATCTGCAGTTTTTTCTTCAAATCCATTAATTTCAATAATATTCATTTTAGTAAATTTCTTTGTTAAAATATCAGGATAAGCCTCTAAAACTAATTTAGCTTTTTTATAACCAAATCCCATATCAAAAACACCACTTGCAGCCATTAATTTATCTAAAGGATATTCAGTTTCTTTAATTTCTGTTAAAACTTTCAGTTGTTTTGTTGCTAGTTTTTCTTTAGTATTTGGTAATTCTAATAAATCACTTTCAGTCATTTCTAGAATGTCTTTTAAAGTTTTATAACCAGCATCATAATATCTTTTAATAGTTGATTGACTAATTCCTTCTGCTTCTAATGTTGTCATAAAATAGGTAATTTTCTTAATTTCTAGAATATCAGTATCAATTTCAATATCACTATCAATATAAATATCATAACCACTAGGATGCCATTTATATTTAAATTCAGGCATACTAGCACCATTAGGAGCAGGTTTAACTACTTCTTCAATATAAGGAATAACATCACCACTTCTAATGATATTTACAACTGCTCCTTTACCAAGTTTATTATCTTGAATATATTTAGCATTAAAAGCGGTTGCTTTTTGAATAACTACTCCACCAATCTTAAGTGGTTTAATTTTAATTCTAGGTATCACTTTACCGTGGCGAGAAACTTCCCATAAAATTTCTTCAACTTCTCCAATTCCACGCTGTTCTTCTAAATCCATCTTAAAAGCACGACTGTAATCAGGATTTCCTGATATATTCCTTTCATGTTCATGATTTTGAGTAATAATTAAACCATCAATTTCATACTTACTTTCTTTCTTCCATTGTTCTAACATTTTAATTAAAAGCTCCTCTTCAATAGTTTTATTTTTACTTTCACTAGAATTAATAATTAATTCATTTCTAGGTACATTAAAACCATATTTTTCTAGTAATTCAAATTGCTGATTAGGAACCATACTACTAGGTTCAATAACTTCATAAGAAACTAAATCTAAATCTTCTAATTCACTTTTTTCAGGATGCTTAGCATTTATTAAACCAGCAACCATTGACCTAGGGTCATTCTTAATATCTTTGTATTTTTCATTAAAAACTGATTTTTTTATCAAAATTTCACCACGAATTACTAAATCACTTTTAAAATTAGTTTTTATTTTAGTTATAATATCATTCAAAGTTGTCTTTTTTTTAGAAAAGATGTTAATATATTTAAGTAATTGTGAAATATCTTGACCTTTTTCACCATCACCCCTAGAATATAATTTAATATTTTTAATATCTTTTTCTTTTTCTTTTTCTTTTTCTTTTCCATTTGGTAAAACTAATAAACAAGACATACCATCTAGTTTTTCACTAATAATATAATCACCAGGATATTTTTTAGACCATTTTTCAATTAGATTTTTATTAGGTTTTATTTTATCCATACTACCCATCCAATAAGGCAACTTAACTTTTTCTAGTTCTTTATCATCCCAATCACGAATTTCTTTCCAAAATTTATTCTTAGGAAATCTTTCTTTTAAAATTTCCTCAATTTTATCATAAACTGAATCACTTAAAATACGTTCAGGAGTATAATAATAATAATAATTAGATAACTTTAATAAATTAATACCATTCGCAATAGTTGTCTCATTAGCAAATTTTTCAGGATTTAATTTAATACCATCTAAATCATACTTTTTTAATTGTTCAGTTTTATCAATTTCCATTTTATTTATTATTTTATTATTATTATTTTATTATTATTTTATTCTTTAAATATTTTTTGTTAAATTCAATTTTTAAAAAAACATTAAAAACACTTTTAAAAACACTTTTAGAAATAGTGAATTTTTGATAACACTTTTTTCTAAAAAGTGTTTTAATTGAATTGTTTTATAATATTATTTTTATCGGCATAACAATTACGAACTAATGTAATAAATTGTCCTTTAGAATTTGATAATAATTTATCAGACATTGAAATTATATATATATCGCTCATTAAATCTAATATTTTAGTATTACTATCTATACTATCATTTGAATGTAAATTTTTATATATATTTTCATTACTATTACTATTATTATTACTATTATTAAAAGTAGTAAAATTAAAAATATTTAAACCTAAATTATTTGATTTAAAAAAATTAATTACATTTTCATCATCACTAGCGACATAAATATTTTTATATTTATGAATTAATTTTATATTTTCATTATATAGTTTTATATAATCACATTTATAATCAGTATTACGAACTTGAATACATAAATAAGGTTTTGGTATTTTTTCATATCTTTCTTTTGCGATTTTTTTAATATTAATATTTAAATGTAATTTTTTAAATAATTTAAATCCAAAAAATTTAGCATAACTACTAAAAATTATTATAGTTTCATTTCTTTTTTCATTAGGTAGTGATAATATAGTATTATTATAATACATTTCAAAATTATTATCTACAAATTTTATTTTACCATTTAAAATATTTAACATATTATCCTTAGAACATTCAGGATAAATGCTAATATTATTATCATTATCACAAATTTTAATAATTTCATTTATATCCTCAATTATACCAGAATGTTGAAAACTAAAATAATCTATAAAATTTATACGATATGTCGTATTAACTGTATCTAATAAAAGTTTTCTTTTATGTTTCATACAATATATTAAAGTAGTTTCTATAACAGATAATATATCATTTAAACCACCTTGAGGTTGTAAATATACATACATTTTTATTTTTTTTAATATATTTTTAAATATATTTTTTAATATATTTTTAAACTACTATTTAATTTCATTAAAAACAATTAAAAACAATTAAAAATAATTTTAAAAACAATTAAATTAAAAAATTGAACTTAAAAAAATTTAGTTTTTTTTATCTCATATTGATTTATAAAAACTTTTTAAAACTTTTTAAATTAAAAAATAAATTTAAATAAAATAAAATAAAATAAAATAATTCTAAAAATGTCATCAAATGAAGAAGTTCAAGCTGATTTCCCTAAAAATACTGAATTAGATAATTTATTAAGTCATTATTCTCCTAATTTAAAGAATGAATTTTTGCTACAAGAAGTTGAAAATAGATTTACATTATTTCCTATTCAAATCCCTAAAGCTTATGAAATGTATAAAAAGGCTGTTGCTACTTTTTGGGTTGTTGAAGATGTGCAATTAGGAAATGATTTAGGTGATTGGGATAATAAATTAAATGAAAATGAGAGAAGTTTTATTAAGAATGTTTTAGCTTTTTTTGCTGGAAGTGATGGTATTGTTTTAGAAAACCTTGCTGAGCGTTTTATGAAAGACATTCAGCATCCTGAAATCCGTGCTTTTTACGGTTTTCAAATTGCTATTGAAAATGTTCATAGTGAAATGTATAGTCTTTTAATTGAAACTTACATTAAAGACCCCCAAGAAAAAGACCGTTTATTCAACGCCATTGAAACTATTCCTTGTATTAGCAAAAAAGCAAAATGGGCACAAAAATGGATTAATGACAAAGTTTCATCTTTTCCAGTTCGTTTAATTGCCTTTGCAATTGTTGAAGGTATCTTTTTCTCAGGTTCTTTCTGTGCTATTTACTGGCTTAAAAAACGCAACTTAATGCGCGGTCTTACATTAAGTAATGA